ATGGCGGCCGCGGAGACGAGGGTCGCCGTGCTGCCCGAGACCGTCAGGGTCAGGTCGGTGTCGTCCAGGACGCGCACGCCGCAGACCTGGAGGCTCGCGCTGGTCGGCGGGGTCTCGTCCACGAGGTTGCCGTCCACCTGGACCGCAACGTTCGTCGAGGCGAGGTCCGCCGCGAGGGCGAAGATGCCGTTGTTCGCCGCGTTGGTGTAGCCCTTGGCGTAGACCAGCGAGCTGTAGGAAGCGGAGACCCACTGCACCTTGCCGGCCAGGGTGGCCGAGGCCGCGTCGATGGTGAAGTCGTCGGTCGCGGCGATGGCCGGGGGCGGCACGGTGCCGGTCGAAGCGCGGAGGTTGAACTCCTTGTTCGCCCACTCGGCGAACACGAAGCCCTCGGCGAAGTCCGCGAATGCGTCGCCCGTGATGTCCCCCTCGAACTCGACCGCCGCGTCGAGGTCCACGACGGCGCCCTTGCGCCGACTGCGGAGCTTGCTGATCGGCCGGCGGGCAACCTTCTTGACCTCGGCGCCGAAGCTCTTGATCGCGTCGGGTTCGAGGATCTTCCAGAGGCTGGGATTCGTGTCGATCGCCGACTGGATGCCGTAGATCAGTGAGGTGTCGTTCGTCAGTACGCGGCTCATGGTGCTCCTAGCGAATCTCGGTGTAGTCGACGGCTGCTTCCACGTTGTATTGGTACCAGCCGTCGTCCGTGGGGCCGATCTCGGTTACCCCTACGGCGTTCATGCGGATGTCCTCGCCCGCGCTGTTGATGCGCGCGCCCTCGAATGCCGTGCGGACCACCTGGGTCTTGTCGTCCAGGTCCTTCACGCCGGCGTTGAGCTTGGCGAAGAGTTGTACGAAGAGCAGGGCGCGACGGTTGAACCGGCGCGTGCCGGCCTTCCCGAGCGACTCCTGGCTGCTGTCCAGGTGCCGCACAGAGACCCGCGCCCAAGTTCCCTCGACGGGCGGGTCGAATGTCTCGTTGTCGAAGCAGTAGGTCGTGACGCCGAACGTCCACGCCGCGGCGAAGCGTTCGTAGAGCAGCTCCCGCACACCTGCCAGGGTGCCAGCCATCACTGCTTACCTCCGCTGACCGTCTTCACCGCGCGCAGCATGGCGCGCTGGACGAAGGCGGCGGGGGCCTGCTTCGAGGACCCCTCGTTCAGCTTGGCGATGTAGGGGACGTTGTTCGTTGCGTAGGCCGGGCCCTGCGCGAGCTTGTAGCCGAAGAGCTTGGCAAGGCTCGCCTGCTGGGCGGCCGCACTGACTGCTTCGCGGGTGCCGGCCGTGCTCGGCGCAGGCCCGCCGACAGAGGCGATCCAGTTCGTCCGCGCCCACCCCGTGTCGATCGGCGTGCCGCCATCGGAGGGCTTCCCCGACAGGATGGCGATGATCTCGAAGACCAGCCGGCGGATGGTATCCGCGACGGCCAGTGCGAGGCCTTCGATCACGATCACGAGGTTGGACGTCACCACGGGAGGATTACTCCTCCGCGATCGGTTCGGCGGAACTGGCGGCAGCGAAGCGCGAAGAGGCTGCCTTGGCGGCCCGCTTCTCGGCCTTCGCGGTCTTCTCCGCCCGCAGTTCCTGGACCTGCCGCTGCAGGTCGGCAAGCAACTCGGCGGTCGACGTGTCGGCGGCCGGCTTGCTGCCCTCGACAGGGACGATGGCGCCCTGCAGGAAGAAGGCTCGCACGCGGCGCATGCCCACGCGCGTGATCAGGTCCTGCATGTCGACCGGCGAACCCACTTCGACGAAGGGGTTGTCGGCCTCGCCCAGGCGCAGCGGCCGGGCGTAGACGTAGGCGGCGTTCGGGTTCCAGTCTTCGGGGTTCTTGAACTGGCGCATGGTGGTGCTCCTGTTGCTGAGGCTGGCTAGCGCCAGCCCTTGAAGGGGTAGAGGGCGATCATCAAAGTCGCCGTGGTGTTCGTGCTGTTGACCCGCTTTGCGCGGACTTGCAGATAGCCGCCGGCTACGGCCGTCATGTTGACGACCGAATCGTCGGGCAGGACGACCGCAACCACGCCCGCGCCACCGACGTAGATCCGGTGGCACTCGCCGTCCGCGAAGTTGTCGGAGTCGTGCTTCGTGATCGCCGCGGCGTAGCTGTAGGAGTCGACGTGTTTCATGGGAGGGAGTCCCTAGGGCCCGTAGGCCCTAGGGGACCGGCGAGCCGTAGCCCGCCGGCGGGGATCAGTTGATCGCGGTCGCGAAGAACACGCCGAGGGCAGCGCTGGTCTTCTTCTGGTCGAAGGCCATGAACAGGTGCAGCTCGTCGCTGTACTTCAGCGCGTCGCGCTGACGGCCGACCTGCATGCCCTGGTTCACACCGGCGGTGGCGGGGCCACCATTCCAGGAGAACGTCACGCCGGCGGTCGCCGACTGCAGACCCGGGGCCGGGTCGACGTAGAGCAACAGGGCGCTCTTGCCACCGATGAAGCCGTTCACCGCGGTCGCGCCTTCGGCGGCCGAGTTGTAGATGGCCTCCATGACCAGGATCTCGTTCACTTCGAACAGCGCCGCGAGCGCCTGCCGGCTCATCTGCGCCGGGTTGCCCGGGACCTGACCGTACTTGACGCGGTCGATGAGGTCCGGGTGGTCGAGCAGCTTGCTGTACACCAGCCGGCCGAGGACCAGCTTGTTCGGGCGGAGGCCCGAGCGAGCCTGCATGGCGTCGGCCTGAGCGCGGATGACGCGGATCGGGTCGCTGTCGTCACGGTCCCAGCGGCCGAACTGGTTCGTGCTCGGCGAGGCCGAGTCGACACCGGTCTGGTCGCCCGTCCAGACGGACGTGGTGAAGAAGTCAGCGGCCCAAGCGCGCTCCTTCCGGATCATGCCCTTCTTGACGAGCAGCTCGATGCCCTGCTGGTCGATCTTGAGCTGGCTGTCCGCGTTGTCGCGCAGCTCGTCCGGGATGCGGTGGCCAGCGTGCCACACATCGCAGAGGTAGCTGTCGTTCGACACGGTGTAGTTCGACATCGGGACGCCGGTCCCCGGTGCGCGCTTCTCCATGTCGTCGAGCAGGAACTTGTCCTGCGGGACCACGAAGTACTTGTCCGTCTGCTTCTGCACGGACACGATCGGGAAGGCCTTGTCGGCCACGAAGCCGTCGAGGCCCTGACGGACCGCGAGCGAGAAGTTCGACAGAGCGACGTCGATGTGGACGTCGGCCCGGCCGGGTTGAAGGAAGCTGCCCATTGGATGATTTCTCTTGTTGGTTGTTCGGGGGAGTAGACGACCCCGCTAGGCGGGGTCATCCAGGGGATCAGGCCTCGTCGCGCTCCTTGAAGGCGACCATGCGCACGACTTCGCCGGAGCCGCCGCCGTCGATCAGCTTGCCGAGGCGGTAGTTGCCCGCGGTGCTGGTCGGGGCGATGGCGCGACCGACGTTGTCCGAGGCGATCACGTCGCCGGCCGAGAGGGTGGCGCCGAGTTCGATCTTCAGGATGGCGCCCTGGCTCAGGGTCGCGATGGGCATCGCAGCGCCCACGGTGGCCTGCGATTCGGCGCAGACGCCGTCCGCTTCCGCGTCGGCCACGGCGACCATGTCCCACTGCTTGTCAGTGGCGAGCTTGACGAAACGGTAGACGGTGCAAGCCGACCCCGCCTCGCCCGAGATGAGGTCAACGTTCTGTGACATGCTCATGTGAGGAGTTCCTTGTTTCTGGTGAGGGTTGGAACGGGCCGCTTACTTGCGGCCGCGTTCGTTGTAGGCCTTCTCGGCCTCCGGGGTCTGCAGGGCCTTGGCGTAAGCCTGGGCATCCGACAGCTTGGGATCGTTCTTCCGCAGCTCCGCGACGAGGCCCTTCATCAGGGTGTCGAAGACTTCCTGGCCGCTGCCCGCAGGCTGCGGTTGCTCGCGCGTGCCGGCCGCCACGAAGGCCTTGGCCAGACCGCTGTTCGCGGCCTTGAGGATCTCGGCCACCTGCGGCTGCAGGTCGGCGGAGAGGGCCTCGCAGGCCTCCAGCAACGCGACCTTGGCGAGTTCCACGCCCGGGAGGTTGCTGAGTTCCTCGCCGGCACGCTTCTGCATCTTCACGAGCCGCTCGGCCTTCTCGGCCTTCTCGGTCCGCTCGCGCAGTTCCTTGTTCGCCTTCGCCATCTTCACGAGGGCCGGGTTGTCGTTCTTGCGGATCTCGACGCCGTCGACCGTCTCGACGACCGGGTTCTCGCTGGTCCGCTTCGTGACCTCGGCCTGCACGGCCGTCTCGCGGGCCTGGGGCTCCAGGGCGAGGAAGGCCTCCTGCTGCTCGGCGGAGAGGGTGTTGAGGTGCTGCTTCTGCACGTCCGACAGGGAGGCGAGACGCTCGGCGCGCTCGGCGCGCTTCGTGAGCTGCTCGACCTGGGCCTTCGCCTCGTCGGCTGCCTTCTGCAGCGCTGCGATTTGCTCGGGAGTCATGGGGGTGTTCTTGTTGAGGGTGTCGCCGCTGGGGGTTTCCGTGCCCTTGCTCGGGTCGGCAGCGGCGCCTCCCTGGGGCTGTTCCGTGTCCGCGCGC